ACTTTAACTCCACCTCTATGAATTTACCAATCATATTGATATCTGCATCACTCAACATTCCTGCTTGAGCCCACATAGTAGAAGACATTGCACCGACTGTTTCTCTATTCTTATATGCATTGAGTCTACTTACAATGTAATCTTGTGATTGACCTGCAAGTTTAGGGAAGACTGCCATACCTTGACCTTCTGCACCATGACAAGCTGCACAACCAGCCCATAATCCTTTAATGGGACTAAATTCATCTTCTGCGGCTAATGCTTTTTTCCTTTGTTCTATTTCGTAAGCAGTTCCGTTCAATGCAACATAGTCAACATAACACTGACCAGTACATGAAGTATTACTAGGTTGTCCTCTGTATTCTAGTCCGTTGTATGCAAATGCAATAGTTGTTATCATTGCAATACAGATTGTTAAAATGTATCCTTTCATAATGTTATTCCTGTAAGTGAAAATACTGAGATGCAAAAAATAAATGCAAGTGTACCCACTTCTAATTTTTCGATTAATTTATTCATAGTGAAGATACCGATAGATACATCACTAAGAATGGTAGTAAGAACGGAAGAGTCATAAGTACTAGAAATTCGATGCCATCAACCAGTTTTCGTTTTTGAGGACGAATAGTATGATTGATTTCTCTAGTTTTTCGCACCATGCTCTTCGCAAAATAAGTTGCTGTGGTCATGGTTTTTCCTATATTAAAGTATCATTATAACCTATAATTGATTATAAGTCAAGGTTATACGCAGTTATTTAGTAAAACTAAAAACCTAATGAATTACTTTCTTACCGTTAGCAATATCGTAAAGGTCGATATCTTCTTCAGACACATCTGAGTATTGTTCTTCAGAATTTAACAACATATCTTCAAGAGTCTGTTCAACCAATCCTCTTATATTAGATTTACTAGTTAGGGGTATTTTTCCTTCTTCAACCATTGTTTGCCATTGAGAAGAAGCTTCATCATAAAAAGGTATAAATTGTTCATTCATATTACTACGGTGTAATATTTGTTCAGACTGTATAGTTATTGCAGGGTCTTTTGATAGTGGAGCATATGGATAAAAAGTTGCGAGTGTTTGTTTTTTTGTTATTGCATTTAATTGACACACCATAGGAAGTATCACTTCAGTTCCTTTAGATGTATCTCTAGTCATACCACAAATTTCAGTTCCTGTTTTAAGTTTAAGGACTTCGTATTTGTTTGGTACTAAATTTTTTGGTGAGGTCATTATCCTATTGTTGTCCTATCGCAGTATGGTAAATCTGAGTTTACTACATCAGTATTACTAGTTTTTATATACTCCCATGCAAGACTAAAACGAGTTCTATCAGACTTGTTGTTATAACACCCATGTATTAAGTTGATGTCAAAGAATGTAGCATATGGTGCCTTTCTTTCCATATCAACAACATTAAACTTATTAACATAGTTCGAGTCTACCCAATATATCCCTTCTATTTCACTAGGAATATTATGTGGTGTAAGTCCATGTAAATGACTTTTTTCTGCAAGTCTAAGACAACCATTTTCCTTTGAGGTGTCTTCCATGTAAACTGCACAACTTAGAATCTCATTACTATCTCCTTGGAAGTAGTAATTGTCTTGATGCATATATGTAGAATGTCCTGTTCCTGCTTTCATTGGGAAAAACTTACTAATATAAACATCAATACTCTCATTAGTATTTAGTAGTTCTTTTGCTCTCTTTACTAAGACTGGATTGGATGCAAGTTTTAAAAACTCAGGTTCAAACCTACAAGCACCTTCTATTTTGTTTAGATTTAGTTCTTCTTTATTATTCCAACAATATTCCTTTTCATTTGGGTCTGATAATACTTTATCGTATATCCTATTACAGACATTATAGTAATGTTGATATTCTTCTTCTGAAAGGAAGTCATCAAGAATGTCATATCCTTGATTATTTGGCCATTGAATCATTTTAAATCAAATTGTTTTATGTTGTAAGAAAAACCTTCTTCGTTATAGATATTTATTCGTTCTTTAAGATGATTCAATGTATGATTATTACATTGTAAGTCATCTGATATATCAAACAACTTCATAGAAGTTTTACCTTCAGTTTTTCTTAGACCTCTACCAATAGATTGTAGATTTCTGATTCTTGATTTGGAAGGACTTGCAAAGACTACATTATCTATTTTCTTAATGTTTACTCCAGTTGAAAATGTTCCATATGATGCAAGTATAACATTGTTTTTCTTTTTAGAATTCTCAACAATCTCTCTGACTGATTCTCTGTCTTCAGTATCAGTTGCACCATGCACATAATGTAAAGTCCCATTCATTCTACTGACCATAGGATTGAATAACTCCCATAGTGGTTGACCATGTTTTTCTATGTATTGAAATAGTACTAATGTATTTCCTCTAAGAGACCCCACTAGATTCGTTATAAAAAGGTTTCTTTGTTCATTTGATACTAGGTAGTCCATTTCGTCTTGATAAGACATTTTTTTCTGTTTAGTATGACGAAGTATGATACAATCTATTGATAAATTTGCAATTGTCCCATCTTCCATAAGTTGTTTTGAAGATATAACTTTTTTGACAGGCCCGAATAAACCTTCCAGTTGCAATCTATGAACTTCTGAACCGTCTAATGTTCCAGTAGTTCCAATACGAATTGCAGTAGTCTTCATCTTCTCCAAGATACCTTTGAGTGTTTGTGCTTTGAATAAATGTGCTTCGTCACCAATGACAACATCAAAAGACCCTAGCACCTCCTTTGGAGCTTTTGCGAATGATTGCCATGTGGTGACTGTAATTGGTGCATCAAAAACTTCTTGACCGTGATATATTTTACAAACTGGTTCCTTATAACCATAATCAATAAAATCCTTTGTCATTTGTTCTACTAGTGATGTTGTGGGAACTATGACTACTGTTTTACTATCATAATGTCTTGCAAGTAAGTATATAATTAATGACTTACCACTTGCAGTTGGTGAAAGTAATAGTTGTCTTCCATATTGAATTGCAGTATTGAATGCTTCTATCTGATAATCTCTAGGTTCAAAAGGAAGTTTTAAATCTGTCAACCATGATTGACTAACTTTTTCTCTTTGTTTGTTTCCAAGAACTTCAGAAACCCCTTCAAATCCATAACCCCTTTCCCTACAAAATTCATCTACATAAGGAAGTAGACCTATGTAAATCTTATGAGTTTTAATTGAGAATAGACGAACCTTACCGTCCCACATACGATTTTTGTATGAAGGCATAAACTTTGCATTAGGAACTGTAAATGAAAAGAACTCAAACAAGTCTCTTGCAAGGCCATCATCACAATGAACCTTCATAAAAACCTCGTCTATCTTAGAAACTTTTACTATATCAGACATATTGATTTCCTACACACCAACCAACTAAGGATATACGAGTTCCTCTTAACACTGGGGTCACTTGATGATATAGGAATGAAGGAAATACAATCATACTCCCCTTCTCTTTTGAAGAAAATGGAACTGTTCTAACAGAATTATGTAAGTCCACCTTTAAATCTGATGTAAGATTGTTGAACTCATTTTGTGGTTCTAACCACTGAAAATGCCCACCTTCATATTCATCAGGGTCTGTCAATTGAATCGTAAAACTTAACTTACGGTGCATTCCATTATCATAAAGTTCAGGCCCTGCATCAGTGTGCCATGTGTAGAAGTCACCTTTCTTATTTTGTTGTTCTTGATAAATTGTATATTGAAGATTTTCTATATAATTGTAATCATGTTTCCAACCACAAACATCTTTGGCTTGATTCAAACCTTCATTAATTTTAGACATAAGACTAAAATCTTCATTGTGGAACCATTTTACAGTTGACCTTCTTATAGAATCATTTATGTTAAAATCTCTATCGTCTGCATCTACATCTTCAGTATTATTACCAACTCTGCCTTCGTCAACAGGTAGAGTATTTGCATAAGTGTGAAATTTTTGAACTTCAGATTCAGTAAAGAAATTTGGCAATTCGCAGACATAATTTTCTAATATCATTCTAACTTCCTGCCATGAACTTTCTCCAATCGATTGTATTTTTAATCGTTTGGTGTCTCCAAGTGATATTCTGCATACACTCTTTAAGAAAGTCTATAGTGACTTTTAAATATTCTATTTTTGCTTTTGCTTTTTGTAAATCTTCATCTGAGTTAAAGAATAATTGCATATCATTCTTCATAACTTTTAACCCGTCAAATGGGTCATGCTTCCAACCAAGTTCATTAATTCTATCTTCGTCCATTTTTCCATTAAACCACAACCACTTATCTTTAAGTAAAATGTTATACTTAAATTCATGTTGTTTCATTAATAGAATCTTACTAGATAGTAAGTCTTGATATTTTGCGTGTAGTTTGGGAACTTCTAAAGAAGATTTATCTAATTCTATATCGTCTATGATACAGTCTTTTTCCCACAGCTCTTTGATTTCGTCTAAGGTCATAATATACTATTATACCACTAAAAGTGTTATTTAACTAGTGGTATTTATGTCAAAATAAGTAAATCTAAATTCTGCAGTACAGGTCACAGCTTCTGCATCTGAACCTGACCTTAATTCTATTTCACCTAAACCTGTAGGGAAACAATCGTAGAATTTAAAGAATTTATTTGGTAAGTTTTTATTAGTGTTAGTCACTAATGTAATTTGTGAATACTGAATTAAATCAGAATTTATACTTGCTAATTCACCAGTTGAAAGTGTAGCAGTATCAACATAGTCTTTGTAGTCCTTACTATCTGATATAGGAACAATTGCATTCATCCAGTCATACATTTCTTTGTAGTTCTCTAGGTCTTCATCAACAAGGAATGTGACACTTAGATTACCGAATGTGACTTTATCGCCAGGGAAGAATGCGTCTATACCAACTCTCGAAGGCATAACAGTTTCTAAAAATACCATACTAGGTATATTTACAGATTGGACATAATACTCAACAGTAGGAACTTTATCTATAAGTAATCTAAAGTTATTGTTGTTAAGTAAAGACTTGTTAATTTCAGTCATTTAATTTTAATACTCTCTTATTTGTAGAAGTGTCTAAGTAATCATTACCTCTATACTCTCTAGTGACGACCTCTTCACAAAGGTATCCGTCTTTCTCATATAGTGTAGTAATCTTTCTATTGATAACTCCGTCTACTGTTTCTTCCCCATTAGGGAATGCTTTATCCGACCAAGGGCCTTCTAAAACTTTTACTGTTCTTTCATAATCTGTCATTATCTTGTTCCGTATGGATTAGAATATGACAAAGCATCTGTAGTGTCTTTTGCATCTCTTACTAACCAATAAAATACCACAAAGTTTAAGAATGGTACTATTAGACCTAACTGCCACCAACCACTACGACCTCTGTCATGTAGTCTTCTTGCAGTCAAGCATATACTTTGCACTAGTGTTCCCAGTGTAAATAATGCTACTAATACTCCACTTTCCTTCAGTTCTCCAAATGGGTCTAGTAAACTAAAGAATGTAAATCCTATTACATAGTAATCTACTACTGCTAATAGTGCAAATACTATACTTGCATATAATGTGAACCACCAGTATTCGGGTCTTTCTGACCTTCCGTTAATATCTGTTGCTCTTGTGACCAACACCGTCTTCATTGTATCAATGAAGTGATTAATTATATTCATAATATATCCTTTTTAAAGGGGGTGAAACATTCCACCCCACAATACTATTTATAGTTATTTTTCAGTCACAAATTCATTAAGTTGTCTTGCAGTTCTAATAACTTCTTCACCAGTTATTTCTCTTAGTGGTAAAGGTTTTTTATCATTTGGAAATGAATCGTTGTGTGCATAGATAGCGTCAACTTCCCTCTGATAATTAGAGGTCAATAAACCTTCTGCTTGTGATAATAAGTCGGCTCTGATTTCAAAGCCTGATTTTCCTGAATTACTCATAATTTTCTCCTGTGTGTGTATGTGTAATGTAAAGATTATTCTTTACCTTATATTTAGGTTGACAATGCACCCAACTTTTTGATATACTAGTAAAGTAGGAAATCGAGACGGAAGTAAGATGGTTGTGAGAGGTTGTTCCGTATAGAAAAGGTGTTCCACACTGTTAAAGTCAATTAAGACGTGGCATATAATCGTGAGGTGTGGATAGAATCCGAACAGAGAAACACTTGAAATTTTTGACGAATTGGGATTGTGTGGTAAACGAATTTCTTTATGGTCACTACCTATTGACCTAGATAAAATTGAGGTAAGGCCTCACTAGAAGGACACGGTGTAAAGAATAGGGTATTCCCTAGACATTGAACGATTAAAGTCAACTTTGAAGGAAAGGATAGTAAGGCATGATTCGGAAAGATGCAGTCCCAATTTGAAGGCAAAAAAAAGGGTCTCGAAAGACCCTTTTAAATGAACTACTAAAATTCTTATAGAATGTTAGAAACTGCCATTTTTCTGAAGTACTGGTTAGTACCTGCAGAAGCAAGACCGTTTGGTGGTGTTGAACCAACAAAAGGATTACTTACCATACCATATCTAGTTTTGAAACCGATTTTTGGTTGGAAAGTATTCTCACCAACTGCACGAACCATTTGTAATGGAACGTATGGGCAATAGAATAAACCAGCGTCATAAGGATTTGAACCTCTATAACCTACAGTCATGTAATCAGAAGAAGCATATGGGTCTATATAGACTTTAACTCTTCCGTTTAATGTACCAGCAAAAGTATTACCAGTATCATCAACATTTAATGTAGTGTTAAGAGCAGGTGTATAATCTAATACACCAGCCATTGATAATGCAGAAGCAACATCAGAAGAACATAGGATAAAGTTTCCTTTCCCTCTTCTTGTTTCTTTTGCGATTACATTAGCTTCTCTTTCTATTTGGAACAATAGTCCTTTGAACTTCTCAACAGACCATCTACCGTTAGCATCAACATCTAAGTTGAATGTACCAGCAGAAGCAGTAGCAGCCGCACCAGTTTTAGCCTGGTTGTTAACTCCTCTGATTACTTCTCTGTTGATTTCAGCAAGTATTTCTGATGAAAGAATATTTGCAAGTTCTGACTCAGCGTCAAGACCATGAATTGCTTTAAGGTCTTGTGCAAGTTCTAATGTGTATTCTGCTTTTAATGCTCTGGAAACTGCAGTCACGGTAGCTTTTTCAATTGAGAAACTCATTTCTGCGAAATGATTACCGGCAGCATCACCTAAAGCTTCTGCTTCAGCTGTTGTCATACCTGTTTCTGTTTGAGAAGCATATGAACCGTTAAACGGGTCGCCTGAATGGTCTGTACCTAGTGGGCCGTCGACATCCTGTGGGTTTGCAGAATAACCAGTTCTAGCTTCGTTATGTAAAGCTTCTGAATTAGCAGTTCTTGCAAGTGTAGGATAGTCGTTATATCTTGCCTTCATAGCAAAGATAAGACCTGTTGGGCCAGTCATTGGCTGAACACCACAAATGTCGTAAGCAACGAGATTTGGCATAGCACGTCTTACTAGGGAGATTAAAATCGGATCCCAGTTAGATATCGCACTTCCAGTAGCATTTAAAGGTGCTGCTTCGTCAAGAGTAGCTCTATCTTCTTTAAGAGCTTTTTCTTGGTTTTCTAAGATTACAGCAGTGACAGCCTTCTTGTAGTTATCCTCGATTTTTGGCAAATCGGAATGTTCTAGAATCGGACTCCACTTTTCTTGTAAGTTTTCTGATAAAAACATTTTATTTTTCCTTTAAATTAACCTAATGGTTTTAGTTTTGATAATGCGTTAGCATAAGTTGCAATTTCAGGTGCAAGTGTTGGTTCGTCTGATTCCTCAGAGATAACTCCTGTTCCTTCTTCAACAACTGTATCTTCAACTAGTTTCTCACCGTCTACAGGGAAGTATGCATTTTTAACTTCAGAAACTTTCTCAGCGAAATCTTCTGCGTCTTTAAAGTCTACTCCTTCTGCAAGAGAAACTAATTTCTCTGTTTGTGATTCGGTTAGGTCTTCACAGGCCTTCGTTATCACGTTTGCTCTTTTGAGTGTATCCAACTCTTCAGTGATGTCCATATTTCTATTTACTTCACCGTCAAGTTTTTGTTCCATCTCATCGAGACGATTTGCGAGTTCATCAATAACATTGTACTTATCTTCAGGGACATCAACATAATGTTCTACGAACAATGTTTTTAATCCTTCGATAAAGTTCTCAGTCATTTCTGACCTCAAACCTCTTTCTATTGCAAGTTCGTTTTCTTTCGTCCACTCTTCTGCACAATATGTTAAGTATTTGTCAACACCTTCCGATAGGTCGGTTTTAACTTTCTCAACTGAGGTTTTTAATTCTTCTGAGTACTGAGACTCCAACTCTTCTTTAATCTCTGCAACTTTTGAAGTCACTGCAGCCTTAAAGATTGTTTTCGCCTTTTCAGCATTTTCTTCTGAAAGGTCTAAAGATTCTGAAATTTTAGATAGGTCGTCATCTATTTCGATTTCAACTAAAGAAGACTCAAGTTCTGTAGATACTTCTTCGTCTACTTCTACTTCTACTTCTTCTTCAACTTCTTCGTCTTTCTTTTTAGACATTTTGCCATAAGTTTCTGCAACTTCTTCTTCAGTCATAGACTTTAAAGACTCTACTACTTTTCTAGCAACTTCTGCCTTTGTCAAACTTTCGTCAACTTCTTCTTCAGATACTGTTCCCAATATTGAAGAGATTTCTTCCTTAGTCATTTCCTTCATGTTGTTGACGATAGCCTTGATTGATTCCATTTTTGAAGATTTTACTTCGTCTTTTTTAGACTCTTCTTCATCTTCTGAAACTTTTTTCAATTTAGGTTGACTATCAGCTTTTCCAGCATTTTTCTGTTGAGCGTCACCACTGACTGACTTAACATTTTCTGCTTTCTTTACTGAGTCAACTGCTTTGTCAACAGGATTTTCTTCAGGTTTAACGACTTCAACTTTTCCTGACTCTATTGACTCAGCATCAGATGAACCTTGTTTGACTGGTTTAGTGTCGCCTTTTTCAGCACCGTCATGAGGTTGTTTTACCTCTTCGATACTATCTAGGTTATTTTCTAACTCTGCCATTTTTTTCTCCTGTTTAGTTTCTAATTGAACTACTTAATTTATTTATATATTATAGGTTCTCAACGAACTTTTTCCAAAGGTTTAATTTGGTTTCTTCGAGTTGATTTAGAGATGCAGTCCTTAATTCTTTCTGCATTTTCTCCATTTCTACTGCCTTTAATATACCATTCTCCATCACCCATTCAACACCTTCCATGATTCCTTCAACGAAGGCCTCAGGTGCAGAAGGGTCTGCAACGATATCACCTGCAGTTGCAAGTTGAAAATCGTCTTTCACGTATTGAGCACCACCTTTTTGTTCTAGTGAACCTAGTCCTCTTGATGAAACTCCAAGTTTTGCACCGTCATCAATCAAATTTCTTACGATTTGACCATTTGGTGTACTTAAAATCTTTGCTTTACCCACATAATTGTTTCCATCTTCTTCTAAAGATGTAATCATATGTGAAACTTTGTCTAAATTGATTGTCGGGCCATCAGGGTGTCCTAACTCACCGAAAGCACGTTTTTTCTCTACGAACTCCTTACAATATCGGTTAACTTCCTTCTTCATGACTTCTTTAGGATAAACTCTACCGTTTCTGTTTTTAATTTCAGATTGCATAAAAATACCTTCAATGAAGTATTCCTTTTCACCCTTTTCGTTTTGTTCTATGATTACAGGTTGAACTGCGTAATCATTAAACTCTGATATTAATTTCATTGATAATTTCCTCTATTTTTGTATCCTTTTCAATCAAATCTTTCATTACATAACGGATATTGTTAAACTCTTTTTCTGCATCTTTTAAACTTTTAAAAGATTCGTTTAATGTATTTCCGTCTATAGATATTTTTACATCTCTTTTTAGACTAGAAAACACTACATTAAACCTTTGTTCTCCTATTTCAACGAAGTTTCTTTTAACTTCAAATGAATTTAAAGGAATATCTTTACGAGATTCATTTAATTCAGTTAAAACAGAAGAGAAACTTTTCATTACTCACCTGTTGGTTCAGTTGAAGGTGCATCTACCCAGTCTACTTGCATTTCAACTCTTTTCATGTCAACTGCATTTGCAGCCTTCTGTTTAATTCCTTGACCAATACTGTCTTTAGCATCGTTCAATTGACCTTGTTCTATTTGGTCTACAATTTGTTTTGCGATTTCACTACTCATTATTAGAATCCTCCGAAGTCATCATTATCTTCACCACCTTCGTCTTTTTCGGTGTTGATTTGTTTATCAATTATTTTTATATCCTCATCTGATTGCATTAAAACATATTTTCTAACCCAATCTTTAGAGTAATATTGTCCAACATACTCTGATACTTGTCCAAGAGTGTCTATTCTCTCTTTTAGTATCTCTGCATCTTTCAACTCTGTAAAATGGTTGTCTGTTGCAAATTGAAACTGAACAAATTCTTTTACTGCATTGTCATACTCTTCTGCATTGATTATCTCTTTTAGAACTAATTGTGTTCTAAGGATATCAATAAAGACTCTAGAGAACTTCTTCTGAAGTCTGTTAGTGAACTTATTAAATTTAAGTTCATCTCTATTAATCTCTGAAGCACGACCCATGTTAAAACCATTATCAGCCTCCATTCTAGAAGCAGGAACATTAAGAGACTGATATAACTTCTTCTTGAAGTATTCTATATCGTCTATATCTGCAAGGTTTTGTCCACCAGGCAATGTACTAATTTCTGTTCCTCTACCACCTTCCCTTCTAGGCAACCAAAAATCTTCTAACATACTCATATGTTTTCTATCATCTTTGATTTCACCAGTATCTGCATTGTAAACAAGTTTATTCTTATACTTGTTCATTGTCTCTGCAAGGTACTGTTCTGCCTTTGCTTTTGGAAGGTTTCCTACATCAATGTAGAATATTCTTCTTTCAGGAGCCCTTGATATACGATATATAACAAGTGCATCTTCCATCATTGATAACTGATTTGCAGTCTTCAATGCTTTATGCAAATACCCGATTACAACATTCTTAGTGTAATCAAGCAGACCTGAAGTAGTATATGATACAGCCTCAGGTGCAATTTTAACTGTTGTTCCTTCTGTTGCAGAAGATTTATCAAATCCTCTGTCATTAAACATATAGAACTCTTCTACCTTTTTAACTCTTTCTATTTGAGTTTTAGGGTCTTTATCTTTCTCAACGTGTCTAACTTTTTTAATTTTTAATGGGTCTACGTTTCTTAAGTCGACTATACCTAACTTAGGTCTTTTAGAGTCAACGACTTTATGGAAATATATCCTTCCATCTACGTACCATTTTCTGAATATTTCATGAGAGTTCTGATTGAACTTCATCATTCCTAAGATGTGATTAAACTCGTCTTGTATCTTTCCTTTGATACTATCAGAGAGTTTAACATCTCTGAGGTCGAGTGTCACAATCTTATCTGAAACATCAGATGTGATACACTCATTAACTATATCTTCGATTGCAGAGTCACACTCTGGCACCAAAGAAGTTTCACGATATCTGCGAATGAGTTCTGCCTCATTCTTAATACCACCTTCCATGTCGACATAGGCACCATAAGCACCACCTGCAACATATCCAGCCTGTTGTTGTATAACGGGTGTACCGTCATCATCAACTGGTGGCACAAATGACTTAGCATTCGGTGCCTCCGTATTTCTTAACTCGTCTTTTTTACGAGTAATTTCGTACCCAAATAATTCCATACTAATATTTATACCACCTAAATGTGGTGATATTCACAACTATTTACTTAACTCTATCCCAATGCGAGTATGAGAATGTGACTTCAAATGTTTCTAAAGCAGAAGCCTCATCACTTGATAAAGCAATACTTGAAACTACACTTGGGAAAATGTTGAAGAACTCATATCTTGCAAGGACGGAGTCATCTTTATGCAACTGTTCAACAAATGCACGAGATAATAAGTAATCTGTATTCGTAGCTGCATCGGTTGTTGTTAGTGAAGCGATATCTTCTTGCCATGCCTCTAAAGCAGTTCTAGAAGAAAACTCTACATCATTAATTAAAGTCACTGTCCAGTCGTCAAATGTTCTATCTCCTGCGAGTTTTAGATTTTGACCTCTGAAAGGTACTGAAATTACACCTATATTACCAGCAGGAATCTGAGCAGCAGAACATAAAAATTCTATCTTTTCACCACTTCTAGGGATAAAGACTCTATATCTGTTTGCACGAGGGCCACCACCGATTAATTGTGCTTTAAATTGGTCTATTGTTGCCATTTATATACTCCTGTTATACTGCACTATAAATTTCTTCAAACTCAACACCTGACCTTGCAGCCACGAAGTTAAGAGTTATGAAGTTAATTGATTTAGCAGGTTTTACAAAGATTGAACAAACAAATTCGTTTCTATCAATCACTGTATCAGTGTTGTTTGTTTCATCACAAACTACTGAGAAGTCTACTAAACCTCTTCTATTTTTAACATCTCTTAAGAAAGGTTCTACAGCACTTCTAAATTGAGCCCTTGTGAATGCGTCATTGAATTCAAAGAGTTGTGATTTAGCAGCAGTTGCAATTGCCTTTTCTAATACTATAAACAATCTTCTTACATTCACTCTGTCGAATGCAGAAGGACTTGTTAATGCAGTTTTATCTCCGAACAATACTGTTCCTTGACCTGCAAATGTGACTATTGGGTTGATTCTTGCACGATATAAGTCGTCTCTTGAAGACTTCTTAGGGTTAAATGCAAGTTTAGTAATACCTAAGTATTGACCTCTTGTGAATCCTGCAGGTGAGAACCATGCATCACTTAATAAGTCTGACCTTGCCATAATACCTGCAGTGTGACCATTTCCTGGCACCCAACAGTATTTGTCATTAAATCTGTCGTATTGATATACCCAACCACTGTCTAATACTGCGTATGAAGAACTTGTGACTGATGAATAGTCTGTTTTAACATTAGAAACCTGAGTAGACTCTAATGAAACATTTACTATAGATGTTTTTCTAGGTGAAGCAACAACTATACAGTCTTTTCTATTTTCACAAAGTAATATTAATTCATTTAATATTGTATTGTGGTCTGTAATTGTGTCTTGTTCTGTTCCACTACCATTATCAGTTCTTGCAGAACCCATAAGAATTAAAGAGATGTCTACTGTTTCTGCATCTCCAAAGTGTGTTGAATAAGCGTCTGTTTTTTGTCCTGCAGTTCCTAGTCTACCGTTAGCACCACCACCAAGTGATACTACAAGTGGTAAAGAAGGTTGTCCGAATGCAGTTCCACCAGCAACTGTTGCAAGTGTTCTTGATTCTGTTGTACTTGCGTGTGTTGATGTAGAGTGACCTGACCAATAAACATAGTCTGAACCTCTTGCAATTACATCTCTGTAATAGTTAGAACGACCTTGTTCATCTTTAGCGTCTGAAGCCTGTGATACGAAACCATATGTTTCTAAAACTTCGCCTGGGACACCAGTAATCGCACCGTCCTCATCAGTGACAACGATATGACACTCGTCATTTGTTGCACCTGCCTTAACTGCGTTTGCAGAAGAGCCTGGTGCCTTATCAAATAAACTGTAGTGTTTCCAAAATCTGTCTATATTTACACCATCACCAACTATTGTTGTTAAACCTGTTTTTGTAGGTGTTCCGATTGTTTCTATTGTTATAGAAGCGTCATCAGGTGTTGTTAAAACTTTATATTCCTGACTATGGTTTGCAAATTTTATTATGTCTCCAACCTGAAATACTGAATTACCAGCGTCTACTGGAATTGTTGTTGTTCCTATTGCAAGGTCGACTGGATTTGAACTACCGTCAACACTATTTGTTGCAGTGACAACATCATTGTAATATGCGTTTGAAGAACCACAAAGTTCTACTTTAAGTGAATTACCTAAAACCCCTGCATATTTTGATATGAATGTACCTACTGTTGCAGCCTGAGAACCATCTCTATAGGTCTCTATATACTCTTCATTGTTTTTTAGAAGAGATGTTGCAGCTGAACTTGCGTTAGCAGAATACAATCCTGTTGAATTTAATCTTACCACTCTCAATGAAGAACCATATTTTAGGAAAGATTCTGCAGTGTAATAATCTTCTGAACCTGCTTCTGTATTTGCAGGGTTTCCGAACACACTGTTTAAACCTTTTGAATCTGAAACTGTTATTACTTCATCAACAGGGCCCCATTGAAATGAACCTGCGAAAGCACCTGTAGTGCTTGAAACTGCTGGTACAACATTTGTAAGGTCGACTTCTTTGACCTGTACGCCTGGTGATACTTGAAATGCCATACTTTTCTCCTGTTAATGTAAAAAGTTTGTTTTACTTGATATATTTATAACTTTAATAACTCTAACAATATATTTATTTAGGTTATTGTGAACCATCTATCTCCGTTTGAATCTACGAATGTTTCTTCTTCACCCTGTATTCCACCAAACACTCCTGCAGGTAAAATATCATCTTCTATCAACTTTTGTTGTTCTGAGTACAATAAGTCCTTAACTCTAGTATCTGTTAAGTGAAGAAAATATTCTGTTGTTATAAACCATGCAAATAATACATTGTTCATAACCAAATCATCATTATAACCCCTGTCAGCCTCATATGAGTTGCCTTTAATAACAAAGGTCATAAGTTCTGTTATTGTTGCTCTATCTACTATATTTAGTCGATTCTCTTCTAGTATTTCTTTCAGAGTAGAACAACCAATTCTCTTAATTCGTTTATTCATTGTCACACCGATATCTTCTGCCTTAGTTTGTCCTTGGGTAAAGACACTAGGGTATTCTATATCATAATGCAACTGTTGTGCGACCATACCACCTTCTGCATTGTTTTCTATAATAACAAGTGCTTCGTTATATGGTCTAACATATTTATTAATTATGTCTGCCAACAACATAGGTGATGTCATATTATCTCTATAAACCAAGACTTGTTGGAATGGTTGAGACGAAACATCAAATATAGTAAATGTAGAATAATCTAATCCTTTACCTTGTGATACATCAACTGTACATATATAGTTATGATTTTCTATAGGTCTTTGGTAAAGATTTATTCCATCTTTAACCCAATCCGAATCTATAGACTTCAGACCCAATAATGTATTAGAATTAATAAGTGTAGAACCTGTTCCTAAGAATGAGTTCCCATACTCTTGTTCAAATTGTGCTTCTGAAGTATTTGCAATGGTCTCTTTCTTCCATGTTTCATCTCTGCCTGGCACGTCATACCAGTTGATTGTGAATGATTTATATTCTGATTGGTCATGAACTGCACTCTCATATATCTTATGGAACATATTACCCACACCATTTGCAGTAGAGGTAATAATAACCTTAGAGTCTTTACCCGAGGTCACAACGGGATATGTTGCAGTATAGAATGTCTCTGCATCGTCTACGAATGCAAACTCATCTAAGTATAGTAGGTTAATTGACATACCACGAATAGAACTTGAAGAGGTTGCAGCTGCAACAACTTTACTATCATTTGCAAATTCAATAGACCCTTTGTTTAGAATCTTAACACCTGGCTGTAAGAAGAATGGTACAGACTCTAACATAGTGACAAGACGAGCAATCATCTCTCTTGCAATTGCACCCTTGTTAGCAAGGATTGCAACAGTCACTTCGGGGTGAAACAATAGATACCATAAGAGATATGCACAAGAAGTGATTGATTTACCACTTTGACGTGATGCAAGAACTACACTAAAGCGAGAATTGTCATAGTGCTTTATTAATTTGTCTTGATACCCACGAAGTTTGAAAGGAACCATACCTTCGTCTAGTGATATTATTTGTGTATAATTTTCTATAAAATGACAAGGGTCTTTAGAACATTTTAGATATTCATCTAATTCTTCTTTTGCGTATTGAGTTTCAATACCTGCTCTTTTAATAAGATTATTTCCAAGATAACCTTCATTCTTATTAACCGTCATCTTTTTTACTTTCTTTCTTTAGGAACTTTTGAAGTTCTGAAGTAGAACCAACATATAGATGATTATGTTGTGTTTTAACACTTCCGTTTTCATCTTCTAACTTCTTCAATTTGGTCTGAACGTCTAATAACTTCTCTGCAGTCTCACCTACAGTTTTAATTAACTGACCTGCTACTTCATATGCACGAGGATTCTCTGTCTCTTTACATACGTCTAGAATGCCGTCTATTGCGTCTTGTCCTCGTTCTACAAGACCATAAAGATTTTCTCTAGTGTACTTATAGTCCGTCTGAACATTGTCTGACTGGGGTGGTTTTTTGATTACTTGAGTTGTTTCTTTCTTTATTTCTGAAGAAATGTCAAGAACATCATTTAATTTCGAGTCTATATCTTTTGTCATAATTAACTTGCATCGGTCACTTTATCTTCTGTAAATGTTGAAGGAGAGCCATCATCATAAAAAGTCACGGTTTCTGCAACAACGAATGTATCGCCTGGGTCTACTGAACCTACAAATTTTAGGTTAGTTGTTGCATCTAATGTCACTGCAGTTGAAACCACTATTGATAGTTTGTCTTCTGCAATACTTGAAACAGTTGGATTAGTTGTTAAGTTCGTTCCAAATACTTCATCACCTACACTTATAGAACTATTTATTGCAGTTGCAAATGGTATTGTTGTGGAACTAGATACTGCAGTGGTTGTTGTTTCTGCGAATGCAGGTTCATAGTGTTTTATTTCTTTCACTAGACCTGAACTATCTATCTGACTTGTTGTAAATAAACCACTTGTAGTATTAATGTAATCTCTTTCAATAACATTTTTAATAACTTTACCACTGTAGACAGGCCCGAAATAATTTAGTTTCATTGTAAAAGAAAGTGAATACTCTATAACTCTTCTTTCTGTGAAATCACCTTCATAAGTATCTTCCATAGATACTGAATTTAGAATAATTGGAACATCTCTATAATCAGTCATTGAATCAATCATTTTCATTGTGACTGTATATTCAGGTTGAAAGTATGGTAAAATTTGTTCTATTATCTGTAATGCGTCTGACATATTCTTTGCTAAAACACTTAGAGAGAACGATAGGTTGTAGGGTGCAGGTTGGTATTGGTAAGACCTTTTAGTCGTGTCAGCGGTGTCTAAGGTAGTCTTCTGATGTCTTATAAGTTTGTTTTGTTGTCTTGTTGCATCATATTCATAACCACTAACTTCAAATGCTATACGAGGTAAACTGATTGCAGTTCTATTGTTATCATTTAGATTTGGTTCTTCTGAAAGTCTTTGTAAAAATTTCTGTTTAGGGCCGTATGATATAGGAACTTTCTGTTCTGTTAAAACAGTACCATCATCTTTTATTTTTTTAATTGTTATATTATTAAACAATGTTCCAAATATAGACACTGCACGTTTTGTTGTCTCATTATAAAAAAATGTACCAAACATTATGTGACCTCACCGAAAGGATTTGTTTCTGAGAAGTCTAGGTAGTTATCTGCAGTATCTTCAAAGTCTTTATTTTGTGCATTTCCGTCATTACCGAATGTTAGAACATCTTCTATAGATTGAATAGTATATTCTGCACCCGAACTTACACCAATTAAAATATCATTATCTGCAAGTGTTATTGTATTGTCTTTTACGGATAATAAATGATTTTTTGGAGACCATGAAACCACTTCTCCAACAACAACCCCATCTTTAGTGACATTTTCATTAACAGTATAATTACCACTACCACTATTATACATGGTCAATTTAACTTGATATGCTTGGTCTAGTTCTACTAAGTCTGCGTTTGTTCCAGTATCAAAATCTTCTCCACTATATTCAAACAATTCACATTGCAATTTAAATACAAATAATTTACCTACTTGATAAAACGGATTTTCATGTTCTACGAATTTGATTTCAAACATTGAACCACTAAGAGGGAAGTGTATTAAATCTCCTTCGTTAGGTCTTAGTGATGTTGCAAGGTTAGAGTCTAGTGATATAAATCTCTCCCAAGTTCTTAGAGATATAACAAAAGTTGCAGTATCCCTAACAGATACACCAAACTTACTAAAGAGGTCTCCCTCTCCTTCAAAGCCATCAGTATTTTCTATATACATCTCTACAGAATATGCATCACCGAATGTTGATTGCACATCTTCACCAAGGATAGAGTCTTCCTCTACAATTTCTCTTGGTAGATAGAATGTTTCATGTCCATACATTCTCAATGATTCAACAACTAAATCTTCATATAAGTGTTGTTCAGTGGAAACTGCATGGTTAAAAAATACATTTGTTGGCATAATTTATCCCATTAAGTCCATGACTGGCATTTCAAAGTTCAGTCTTGACTCTTCTTCTAATCTTGTAATCTCTTCTTGTGCTTCTGTTTTAATTTGTTGTGCATCAAGTGTCACACCACCTGGCAATGCAATACCTTGGAACTTAGATAGGTTTTCACCCCACTGATACTTAACTAATGCAGTTGCATACTTCTTAAGAAACATATCATTGTATATGTCTGTAAAGTCTGCAGGGTCTATCTTTCTATAACATTCTATAATAATGTACTCTCCAGCATTTAGTTTTGCAGTAGTATAATCAATATACAATCTGTTTTGGTGTGCATTATATCTTATAGGTATTTGTCCTACTAACATATCATTTATCAACTTAATATGTTGTTGTACTTGTGAATAGTATAAAACACTTGTGGAAGTTAAATCCCAAAGGTCATTTAGTCTTAACTGATATTGTATATCAAACATACTAGATGTTTGTCCTGAATTAAATGGGAATATTCGTAATACACTTAACACATGTTCGGGAAGTGTCACATAACTTTTACTCTCTCCATAAGACTGACCTGCGATTGCTTGTGTTCCACTAGTAGAACCAGTAAGTGTATCATTTGTTTTAAATGAGTTAATTTCTTCTTGTGTTATTTCGTGTTTTAGATAAGTTTTGATAGAACCATTGTAATGATATTCATGAAAGTATTGTAGTGCTTCATCAATTCTATCATCTAATTGGTCGTCATCAACATTAATCTCCAATACTGGGGCTCCAAGTTTCCTTTTTATATAGTCTTTTAAGGTACTTTTTGATGTTGGTTCTGCCATAGTAATCCTGTAGTAAATTTGCGTCTACTACTATTTATATGAATTTAGAACCTATTCTTGGAAGTAAGTCTTAGATTGTAGACGGTCTATCTTTTCGTCTATCCTTGTCATAGTAGCCATGATTCTTTCAAAGTCTACTTCTATCTGTTCTCTAGTGACATATTCTTTTGCTAATTCTTCTCTCGTCTTGTTAACAAGTATGTCTATTCTCTTTTGTTCAGATAAAAGATTTCTTATGAGAAAACCTAGTGGTGCTAACACGAATGTTATCATAAGGTTCCATAAGAGGTGAGTGTCTATTACTATTTCCATACTACTATTTAGAATAGTTAGTCGGTCAAAAGTTGTCCATTTGAAGATATATTGTAAACAAATTCATCGGGATTATAGTTATCTATATTACCACTATGTCCTTCAGAAGAAGTGTATTTCATTTCTATATTGAATGATATTGAGTATCTTTCTTTATCAGTTGGATTTGGTTCTACCATGTGCATGAGACCACTTGGAAAAAGAATTAATTTACCACTTCTAGGTTCATAACCTTTACTAGTAGGAGTTCTTGGAGAGTTGGGAAAATCTGAAACAACTTTAGGATTTGTATCAATCATTTCAATATGACCTTCGTCACCGTCTGCTTTTATATAAAACACACCACTATACCAACAACCATTATGTAAGTGTGGTTTGTTCCATGCAAGTTTATCATTTATGTTTGCCCAAGAATTGCCTATTTGCATTTGTGCTTTATTACGGTCTAATCCATGGAAAGGCCATATCTCGTCATAAAACATAGTTTGTATTCTATTCATTATTTTTTGAAATGCAGGATTGGACTCACAACCGTCATGTGATTGCCAACCAGTATATGCATTAGATAGTCTTCTACCTTCGGGGTCTTTCCTTCTCATGCCATCCATAGTATCTACAAGAAGGTCTAAATAATTTTGGTCTATACCTCTGTTCGGGTCTAAACTTGGGTCTAACAAATCCTTCTCAAATACGAAGGTTGGGAATAATAATCTAACTGCCATTGAAATCAAACTCCAATTGTGTTTCACTCTTTATATCTTCTGTTTGTTTATGCATAGGACATTCAGGTGGTGGGGACTCTTCATTATAAAATCTACCTTTTGGTTTCCAAAACTTACCTCTCCTATAACCACCAAATCCAGTTATAGTCTCATCTTCAAAATTACTTATTTGAGACCATTCTTGCATAGATTTATTTGTAGGTTTATCTTCAAATTCTGAAGTTATTGTTGCACGATTCTTTATCCAAGATTCATGTGTATTAACAATATATGAGGCATTCCAAGTATCTCTTTTATATGGTATGATTTGACAAAGAGGAGTTCCTTTTGGTATTACAAAAGAATGGTCAACTTTAGGATAAAATATAATTTGTGCATTATCCATTCCAACATTAAATTCATCTGTATCTATTATTCCTTGCCAAGTTGCAAAATAATCATTTTGGAATAAGAATGGGTCTAGGTAAAAACAAGAATAGCCTGGTGGTGTTTTAATATTCCAAGGGTTTCTCATTTTAAATGCATCTTTAGTTGGTTTACCACTACCTAAGTATTCAAATGCGTCTAGTGTTTGTGTTATTGGGTGACTACTAGAATTGTATGAAGTATTATGTGGGTCTGCAGTTGCAGTAGTAGAAGTTCCCGAATCATGTTTACTTATACCATTTATAACTTCAATATCTCTATTTGCAAGTAGATACCAACCACTTTTTAACCAATCGTCCATTGCAGGACATGAACGAATAGTTTGTTGAACTACTCCTCTAACTATTTCACCAACTTTTGCTTTCTTCCACCAATCAGGTGATATAGAACTAGCAAGAACTGGTTTAAAGTCCCTAAGTGTTTCTTTATTATATGTGTGAAATTCTATCGTTGGCATGAAAAAACTCTTCTTCCTCTACTAATCTTACTTCGTCTCCTCTTAAAACAAGAGACCTTCTATCTATATATCGTGCTGAAGGAGAAGGTGCATCTGCACCATGTGGTATCCTTCCATCAAAAATTATTAATCTGTTTGGTTTAAACTCAACCTCTGCAATTTGGTGATTGTCTATATGTTCTTGTCTACCGTCTAATCCCTGTTGCATTTCATTATACAACCTTAATGTTCCACCCCATTCCTTATTCCAAAACTTATTGGTATAATAAAGAAATGAGAGATTCCACTCATCTTCCTCTTGACAATCTGCGTGTGTTGTTCCTTGTAAACCTTGTGTTTGTGAGTTTAGTCCCATGTATTGAAATCTCTCCCACTTAAATCCAAATTCTGTTTGTAGTCTTCTGTTTAAATAGTAAGGAAATACCGTATGGAGTTTATCCATATTCTTTTCTAATTTCATTTCTTCTCTATAAAAAGTTGCACCCCAAAAGCTATGATGAGGTAGTCCTGTTGGACTTCCACTACTTACTTGATTAGTTTTAGACCAAAGGTTATTAGCAACTATGTAATCATCAAAGTGGTGATGTAGTTCAGTTGCTAGGTAGTTGTCTAAGACATAGACATCTTTAAGTGGTAAATCTTTTATTTTAAAAGGTTCGTCTATGTGGACGACTTTTATGTCATCATACATGACTTATCTTTCGTGGTCAGGCAATAAACTTGCTATAGGAAGTTGGTTTATATATTCTTGAATATCTTTTAAATGGTCTTCTCTAGTTGCAAATATTTCATTTACTAACTGGTCATATATGACATACTGAGAATCAGTGTATTCCATTACTCTTCTTGCATTAGACCTATATGGGTGATTAGAGCCTTCTCTACCTGCAAAAGTGACTTCTGTTAAATCTTCAAAACCATAGTTCCCCATAAAATCATCTACGTTTCCTTTAAGTTGATTCATTAAGTCTTGTGCATACTGATTATTTAATGTGATTCCTACAGGAGGTTCAGAATTCGCAATATAGTTTTCAATAATTTCTTTCTCACCCCCAGTGACATGCCTTTGTACTTGGTCGTCAAAACACTTTCCATCTTCCCATTTTTCTATTATGATTTCAATATCGTCATATACCAATACATCAAAATCAAATCCAAGTTCAGGTTGGTCTGTATTTGCAAACTCATATTGTAAACCATTTGGTTTTCTAATTATTAACTTTTGGTCTTCTGTGTAAATTAGTGCGTTCATACTGTTATTATACCTCAATTATGTTTAAATTACAATAGATTTTTTACTTTATTATAATCTTCTAAGTTATTTATGTGACTAGAATCCATGTCATTTATCCACGGGCCTCCCCTAGTGTAATGGATTCCACTATAGTCCCACTTCACATCGGGATTATCATACCCTTCAACAAATATATATTTTTCAGGTATAGGACTAATCTTATCAGTCCATTCAAATTGGTGTAATTGAGCTCCAGTCCATGTATTTACAACTTCGGGTGTTAACTTTTTACAGTCTTCATGTCCATTATTAAAGAACATCATTGAAGACCATAACTTACATGG